CGGCCCTGGACGGTCTTCGCCAGGTCGCCCATGCGCTGGTATTGGTGCAGGCCGAAATCGACGCCATAGCCTTCGGTGCCCCAGTACGGTGGGTCGCAGTAGATCAGGGTGTGCTCGCGGTCGTATTTACGGATGCAGTCGGCCCAGTCCAGGTTCTCGATGTAGGTCCGGCTCAGGCGCAGGTGGGCGGCCGATAGGTCTTCCTCTAGGCGCAGCAGGTTGAGCTTCGGCCCTGAGGTGGTCGAGGTGCCGAACGTCTGGCCCTCGACCTTGCCGCCGAAGGCCATCTTCTGGAGGTAGAAGAAGCGGGCGGCGCGCTGGATGTCCGTCAGCGTCTCCTCGGGCGTGATCTGCAACCATTTGAATATTTGCCGCGAGGTCAGCGCCCATTTGAATTGCCGGACGAACTCCTCTAAGTGGTGGCGGACCACCCTATACAGATTCACAAGCTCCCCGTTCACGTCATTGAGCACCTCGACCTTGGTCGGCGCCTTCAGGAAGTAGAGTGCGGCCGCGCCGCAGAAGGGCTCGACGTAGCAGGTGTGCTCGGGGAAAAGCGGGAGGATATGTTTCGCTAGGCGGCGTTTGCCCCCGATCCAGGGGACGATGGGGGAAGCGGATTGCATTTCCATTCTGTGTAAGCCCTTTTTGTTAGTTGCAATTGTGTTAGGCTTAGACCCGCCGTGTGCACGGTAAGGGGGCCTTGGCCAAGGCTCACAGGTTCTGTCTGTGGGTTACGGTGACGGCCGAGGTGTTCCCGCACCACGGCCGCCGCCCTCTTCTTCATGCCGGCTGCAGTGCTTCCGGCGTGTCGATCACGCGCGCCTCATAGGGCAGCATCCAAAGGTGCTGCGGCGTGATTCGGAATAGCGCGTCAGGCCTGAATAGCGGTCTCCCGACCTGCTGGAACGCCCAGGCCGCCATCTCGCTGCAAAACCACCGATCGGGCGCCTGCCAGTCCCGGTGCAGGCCGATCCCCAGCACACCCAGCCAGTCGTAGGGCTTGCCGATCTGCGATTCGGCGGCCGCGATCACGGCTTGAGCATCGGCGCATGGGATCGTCATCACTGCCGCCCGGCTGGCATGGGCCAGACGGGTTGCCAGCAGTTCGCGCTCGACGCCGTGGAAGACTACCGCCCCGAGCACCGACTGGCGGTCAATCAGGTCGACGTGCGACCAGGCAGACCAGGTGGTGGCGCGGATCAAAGCACTACCGGGATGCCGGCGCCGGGTGAAGAGCAGTTGGACGGCCGACATGGTCTTAGCCTCCGAAGGTTTCCGGCCAGCCGGCGGAAAAGTCATAAGAGGCTGGGTCTGGCGCTGCTTCCATCGCAGCTCGATGGCTCTCGGCTACCGCGAACAGCCGAGCATCGAGATCGCCAGCTGCAGCCACAATGTCGAAAGCGAGTTGAGCTGTGACCGTAGCGAAAGAGCCGTCCATCGTCTTCCAACGCACAGACTGGCCCAGAATGATGAGGTCGTCCGTCATTGCCCCACGGGCCGCGATCAGATCGCGAGCCCTGTCTTTCAGGCTGAGGTGCTGGATGCGGCTATCGGCATCGCTGTGAAACCACAACGCACCGACCTTGAAGCCGCCAGCTTTACGCCGATCGCGTTCGACCTTGATAGCACCCCACTTGATGCTTCTGATGACAGAAAGCTCAATGGGAGGATGAGTGAATGGCGTCAGATCACGTGGAGTCTGAAGAACAGTCCCATCAGGCGCAGTAAATCGAAGCTCTCCAGCAGCGCTGGAAACCAATACGTCATCCTCAAAGGCCCACACTTGACCTGATGCTGTTGCGTAATACTGCATTTTATAGCTCCTGCCAAAGTGCTAGCGTGTTCGTCCCTGATGCCTGAATGACTTGATAGGTCGCGCCCGGAGGAACGATCCCCTGTAAATATCCGAAGACGTTAGAAGCTGTTGGTGTGTAGAACTGGGAAACCTCGGCTCCTCCGACCAACAGACGGCACCCTGATTGCGCAATCGCCTCAGTTTGAATCGTTATCGCGACATGGAGAGGCCGCCCGCTTGTGTTCGTATAAATCGTACTGATGGCGCGGCTTCCGGTAAGGTTGGTATAGCCAGACTGCCCAGAAGAAACTCCAGGATTAACCCCCTTCGCGGGATTGAGCAAAACCCACTTATCCAGTGTCACGTCATACTGCAATTCGATCCAATGCCCGGCGCCAGCGATGTCGCCAGCCATCAGCGCCAGGCCGTTACCTTTGACGATGATTTTTGCAGCGATGGTCCCGTTGTTGGGGGTAAACGTAGGGGTGGCTACCGTATTTGCCGACGATGCCCGGACGTTAAGAGTCATACCGTTGGCCAAAGCTGTGATGGTCGGCGCAAAAGTTGCAACGATCGCGTCAGCTGTGCCGGTCGCATTGGCAGCGCTATATACATTCTGCTGGAAGCCGACCTGCGAGGTAGCGTCGGTAATTCCATAACCAGCGATAGTTGTTGGATTGGTTCCGCCAGTCACCTGACCACGTTGATTGACCGTGACACTCCGGTACGTGCCAGATCCCACCCCGGTCTTGCCGCCTACCATCTCGAACATCAAGCCAGTCACCCCGAGTGTGACAGGAGCGTCAGTCACTAACTGCCAGACTGAGTCCGAATTGGTCGTGCCTTGTTCCACCGAGATAAATATGCCCGGCGTGACCTCAATGGCTGAGTCCGCATCGGCGGCTCTGGTCCAGTTTCCGGCGGCGACAACATAGATACCATTTTCCCCAGCAACTACTTGGTTTTTCACCAGCACTCGATCGGTCGCAGCCAAAGCCACGCCATCGATCGTCAGTAAGCCCGAGAGTGCGATTGCGGCAGTGGTGGCTACGCGCACCGACTGTTTGCCATCAAGCTTGTTGATCTCGGCCGTGATTTTGTCGTCGCAGTACTGCCGGGTGACCAGGACCACGCTCGGATCGACCAGCAGGGTTACTGCCGAGGTGTTTGCCACCTCCAGGATCATCCGCACATAGAGCTGCTTGTTGGAGCCGGCCGCGAGGGTCGGTTTGTAGCTCTCGGGGAACTTGCCCACGGCGATCATGGCGCCGGTGTTATCGAACAGGCCAACCTCACGGATGTAGAAGCCACCAACGTTGTCCGGAATCACCAGCTCGGCGACGATCCAGTTGGGGTTGGTGGCATCGACCGCCAGGTGGTTGATCGCACCACGCCACACCTCGTGCTTGAGGGTGGTCAGGGCTTCGGTCGGGCTGTAGTAGGCGCCGTTGTCACCATCACCTACCGCCATCTGGGTGAGCGTCAGAGCGGTTCCGGTCGCCGTCGCTGCGGCCAGCTTGTTGCGCCCGGTCGCGGTCAGGATCGTGAAAAACTCATTGGCCATAAGGGCTCCTTCGGATTAAGCAGTCTGCGGATAGACCCAGACGGTCTCGACACTCCAGTGGCCGATACCGAAGGTCGGCACCTGGCTCACCTGGTTGAGTTCGGTCAGCTCGTAGGGATAGACGGTGGCCAGCTCACCGCAGAGGGTGGCGGCCGCGATCGCCGGCACCTGGCTGACGTTGGTCAGCGAAAGGGTCAGCAGCTCCAGGTGCGAGCGGACGTTCTTGTACTCGGTGATCAGCGCCACCAGGGCGTCGAAGGTGGCCTCGTCGATGCCGCGTGTGGAGAGGTCGACGTTGATCTTGAAGTAGTAGGGCTGGCCACCGTACTGGAACCACTCGCTGATCTGGCCGGACAGCGCCAGGGTCTCCAGCATCTGCTGGATCGCCCAGCGGGTGCCTTTGTAGCGGTGCAGCTCGATGGCACGCTTCAACAGGCGCCTGCGTTCGTCGTCGTCGCGGGCGAACTGCCAGCCTTCGCCCAGGATGTGCAGCTGCTCGGCCAGGTTCGGCAGCGCCGAGGCGTTGACCGTGTCCACCAGATAGACCAGCAGCGGTGACAGGTCCATGTCGCTGATCCGGGCGGCCAGCTGGCCCAGCGCCTGGAAGCGTTCATCGCCGGCCAGCGGCGGCGGGAGCAACAGCGCGTCAGCCATCGACCGTCCCCGTCACGACCAGGTTAATGCCCGTGCAGCGCGCCCACTCGTTTTCGGCCAGCACGATCTTGGCCGGGGCGGTGCGGACGATGTCGTACACCCCGGCGACCTTGAGCGCGGACTCGACCTGCACCGGCACGATGTCGCGGCCCAGGCCGACGGCGCGGTCGGCCTTGTAGGCTTCCGCTGCGGTTTGCGCCTGGGCGAGCACGCTGGCGACGTCGGTGTTCTTGTAGAGCACCAGCTGAGCGTCGATGGCGTAGTCGATCGCCGTTGGCGCCAGAGCCTGCACGTTGTCGGTCAGCGGCCGCACGCGGTCGGCCGAGCAGGTGGCCTCGACCAGGGAGAGCATGTTCGCGTCCGGCAGGCCGGTGGTCAGCAGCGGGTAGAGCTTGACCACGCCAGGCGTGGGCGACAGCACTGCCACGTCGACAATGCTCTGGTGCGCGCTCTTGGCGTGGAACACGTAGGCCAGGCGGCTGCCGGCCGTGCTGAAGGCTTCCGGCGCCAGCTTGATGCGCTCGCGCAGGCGGTCGTCTTCCTCCTCCTCGATGCCGCCGGAGGTGACCGTGGTGTTGGTAGCCGTCACCTCGACATCGCCCAGATCATCGACCAGGTTGTTGATCTGCCCCGGCTGCCAGGCGTTGCCGACGGTGCCGGGTTCCTCGCAGGTCGCGGCCGCGTCGATCGACAGCTGGCCAGCCAGCAGGGTCACGTCGGTGTCGGTGGCGAAGGTGGCCGTGCCGTCGCCGCCCTCGACGCGGGTGCCGGCCGGGATCAGCAGGTTGGTGGCCAGCGCCGCCGGGAAGGTGAAGCGTAGGGTGGTCTTCGCCAATTGCGCCGGCAGGCGGGTGACGCCCACCAGTTCGCCCAGGTAGTCGAGCATCGGCGCGCGGGCATAGGCGACCAGGTTCTGCTTGGCCGCCTCCTGGATGCCGATGCGCACCAGCGTCTCCCGGTAGGCGATCACGTCGATCAGCAGGCGTTCGACCTGCGCCGGGTAAAGGGTCTTGCCGGTCAGTTGCTCGTACTGCGCGACGATTTCGGCCGTGATGGCCTGCGGGTCGCGGTCGATGAAACTCGGCTCGGGCAGGCTCACAGTCGCACCTCCGTCTCGCGTTTAACGCCATCTGCCAGCTTCCACTGCATGCGCAGGGTGATCTGGGCCTCCACGATCGAGGGCGTGACCTTGACCAGCACGCAGCGCGGCTCCCACAGGCGGATCGCCTCCACCGTCTCGCGCACCAGGTGCGGCACGGCCTGGTCGATCGGGTAATCCAGATAGAGATGCACGTTGGAGCCGAAGTCCGGGCGATGCGGGTCGCTTCCCTTGGGGGTGCGAAGGATCACGCGGATGGCCTGGTCAATGTCCGCGATGGTCTCGACGATGCCGAAGCTGCCGAGGGCGAGTTGCCAGTGAATGGAGTCAGATAGCCGGGTCATGCGGCTATCGTGCCGCCATGCCCGGCCGGGGGATATTAAAGGGCTTTAAGGCTTGGCCAGCCGCTAGTGGCTGTGGTGGTTCGAGTTGCCGCCGGCATCCACGATCGTGCCAGTGGCGTCGATGTCGCCAATGACCTGGACGTTGCCGGTGATGGCGACCGCCGCGCCGCTGCCGCCCGAGCCGGCCATGCCGCCCTGGTATGTCAGCTTGCCCTTCACCAGTAGGTTGCCAGTGATCTCGGTTTCCGGCACGTCGACCGTGACCTTGGCGCCGGCCTTGAGCAGGATGTCGGCCCCGACCTCGACCACCACCTTCTGGATGCCGCCCTTGACCGTGAGCTGATGGCTGGCACGGTCGTACTCCATCTCGGCGCCGTCGTCGAAGCGCACGTGGTGCTTGTCGCCGCTGGCCACCGGCGGCGTGTCGGCGCTGGAATAGACCGCGCCCAGCACCACGCCGTCCTCGCCGCGCCCGTCCAGGAGTACCACGACGTGCTCGCCGAGGTCGGGCAGGTGGTAGTGCTTGTCGCGCAGGGTCTTGGCCTGCAGCACCGGCAGCCAGGCGGTGCGCAGGTTGTCGTAGTCGGGCAGGCGCACGCGCACGCGGCAGGTCTTGGCATCGACGGCCGAGACCGTGCCGAACTTGAAGCTGGCGCCGAACTCTTGCAGGGTCTCGCTCATTTCTTTGTGCTCGGTTGGGAGGTGCCAACCACGCCTACCTGGCCGCTGCTCTGGACGCCGTACACGTTGAGGGTCTTGCCGGATTTCTTCGTGGCTGAGGTGTTGCCGGTGCCCGAGGTGACCGGCAGGGCGACGCGCTTCACTTCCAGCTCGGTAACGTAGCCGCCGCCGCGATCGAGGCGGTGGCGGGCCGACTCCACCAGGTACTTGCCGGAGAGCCTGCCGCAGTCGGCCAGCTCGAAGGTGGTTCCGGCGACCAGCTTGGGGTTGCCCGGCACGGTCAGGCTGCCGGCGGTCTGCTGCAGGTTGGCATCGTCCAGCGCCGCCTGCGCCTTGGCCTGGGCGGCCGCCTTGGAGCCGGAGCGGGTCGAGAGCTTCAGCGTGTCGCCGCTGGCCGATTGACCGGATTGCTTCTTGGTGCTGGTGGTGGTCTGGCCGACCTCGGTCACCTGGTCGCCCTTCACGCCATAGACCACCAGCTTCTTGGTCTTCGGGTCGTGGTACTTGACCTTGGCTTCCTGGTAGATGTCCTTGATCTTGTCGCGCAGGCGGATGGCGATCAGGTCGGTCGCCCTGAGGGTCGCCACCGTGCCGCCGTCGCGCAAGTCGGCCAGTTCGGTGAAGACCAGCTTGCTGTTAACGATCTTGAAGGCATAGCCGTACTCGCGCGCCAGGCGTGTCAGGAACTCGACGTCGCGCTCCTGGTACTGCGTCACCCGGTCGATGCGGATGTCGCGGATTTTACCGGTCAGGGTCAGCTTGTTGCGCTTGGCAATGCGCTGGGCGATCGCGGCCAGCGTTGTGTTCTCGTAGGCACGGCCGACGCGGGTGCGCACCGACTTCTTGATGCCGGTGGCCAGGCCCCGGATCGACACCGTTGCGGGCGGCTGGGCGAACTCGATCTCGTCGATCTCGAACGCCCCGCAAGGCAGCAAGACCGCCGCCTCGTAGCCGATATTGAGCGACAGCGTGTCGCCCTTGCCGGGATACCAGTTCCGCACCCAGCGGCCGTCTGCGTCCTCCAGCTCGACCTCCAGTTCGTCGGACTGTCCGGACAGGTAGTCGGTGTAGGTCACCGAGCGTACGTAGGGCGTGATGTCGCTGGTAATGTTCTTCTGCTCGTAGGAGAGCACGAACACCGGGTGCGGCACCTTGGCCACGGCGGTCGGCAGCAGGTCGGTCAGCGCAGCCACGGCGGCAGCTCCTCGGACAGGTCTTGCAGCTCGATCACCGGCACCGACAGCGTCAGGCCGCCCGGCAAGGTGGTGGCAAGTGGCACGTGCGGGTTGGCGGCCACGATGCGCTCGTACTGCAGCGGGTCGCCGTAGTAACGGGTGGCGAGCTGGTCCCAGCGCTCGCCCTCGGTGGTGATGTGGGTCAGGTACATCAGATCGTCCTCGTCACGACCTTGCCGGCCAACTTGCTGATGCTCGGCGCCGCCGACTCCAGGGCGCCGGTCGCGGCCGAGAGCTGGCCGGCCACGTAGTCGATGCGGCCGGTCACGGTGCCGGCGTTGACGGCCGACAGGCTGCCCTGGGCGTTACGCACCGCGCCCAAGGCGTTATCGCTGGCGCGCAGGATGCTGGACGCCTCCGGCAGCTGGCTACTCAGGCTGGCCAGGGTCGGCGATAGGTTCTCCAGCGGGCCGGCCACCTGTTTCATGCCGGTTAGGAGGCTGGGCACCCGGCCCAGCGCTGCCAGCGGGTTGTCTCGTAGCTTCTGCGCCACGCGGGCTGCATCCACAGCGACCCGCAGGGCGGACTGCGCCTGGTTGGCGTAGGTCACCGCCTGACGGATGTTGTTGCGTACGGCTGCTGCGCCGCTGGCCAGCGTTGCGATGCCAGCGGTCTGGCTCACCGGCAGGGCCTTGGCGGCGGCCGGGGGCAGCTTGGGCTGGACGGCGGGCGGCTGCAGCGGGTTCTTCTTGTCGCCAACAAACTCACGCAGGGTGATGCTGGCGTCCAATGCAATCAGCGTACCGGCCTTGTCGGTGTGCTTGCTGGTCGCCTGCACGTCGGTCAGCACGAACCAGCCCTTATAGTCGCCGTTGCCCAGCACCAGGGCCATCGCCTGGTGTGCCGCCAAGGCGTCCTTAAGCTTGGCCAGCTCGGCTTCCGGGTCGCAGTAGTGCAGGTGGAAAGCGAGCTGGATACGGATTTCGTCGAGCTTGTCGCCGATGAACTGCAGGCGCGGCTTGCCCTCGATCAGGGCGTGCTCGGCATAGTCGGCGCCGAACTGCGACTCGAAGCCGTCGAAGTAGGTGATGAGGTCAAACTGGACGTCGCCCAGGAGCGCAAACATCAGTAGGCCCTCCGTGCTTGTTGCGCCGTCACGCGCTTGATCAGTTGTTCCAGCTCATGCAGCGAGAGGTTGAGCGCTTCGGTGATTTGCCCCTTAACGCTCTCGGTCGCACCGCCCTGGATCTGGATCGTCGGGCTGAAGTGGATGGTCATTCCCCCGGCGCCACCGGCGGGCGGGCCTGCGGTACCACCGCCGGCCCGGCCCGCGTTGATGCGCTGCGCTGCTGCGGCCGCCGTCGTGTCCGAGGCCATACCGGCGGCTGCCTTGGAGGCCAGCCCGGCCGAGCGCCCGATGCCGATCGCCGCGCCCTGGGCGATGTTGTCGCCGAAGCCCATGAAGACGCGCGAGGGCGACTTGATGCCCAGGGT